ACAGCACGGTCAGCAGGATAGGTACAGAATACGTTTTTAGTACCTGCGCTAAACGATACAGCAGAGCCTGTAGACGATGCAATAACTGTAGTCCTAGCCAATGTACCGGCAGCAACAGTTCCTAGCCCTACCTCCCACTCAGAACCGCCTACGATAGCGTAGTAAGTTGTATTTCCGTTACCTATTGCAGAGGAAAATGTTTGAAAGCCACTAACAGCACCGGCAAGTGTAAGAGTGCCAGTACCAGTAGTGGTAGATGTTTCCTGTACCCTATCCTTGACTATAAGAGGCATAACTTACCCCTAAGATAATGTTACTGAAAGGCTACCTGAAGCGATTTTGAATATATCGCCAGTATCAATTGCTTTAGATACGTCTAATGGAGTGTGGTATAAAAGATTGCCGGATGTTGCTGCATCCATTAAGCCAATCCAACCTACTGTACCCCAAGAGCCTGTAGCCTGTGGGAATGTGCAGTCTGCGTTAGATAAACTAGCACCGTTTGATGGTGCAGCAAATGTTACGGATGTACGTGCGTAAGAGCCACCAGATACTTCTGTACCTGTATTAGCATCTGTAGGGTCACTTGTGTAAAGTGCCACATAAATTGTTGTTGGTGCTGTGTAAGCTGTAGCTCGTAGCGTTACATTGATTAGAGCATTTTCTAGGTAGTTGGACATTTCTGACATAATAATTCCTTTATCGTGTTGCTATTGAGATTGAAATTGGTGACCCAGCATACTCGCCTTGGTCATCTGATACGGTTAAAGCAGTTAAACCACGGTCATAAAGCGTTGCCCATGTCTGTAGACGTGCATCGTTCATAATGTATGGCTCTGCCTCACCTAATGCACCATAAAGTAACAAGTCAGGACAATTAGCCATAAATGCGTTAGATGGTGTTGAGTCGCTTAAAAATGGTGGTGCAGCGTAATACAACATACTTAGCGTATAGTTGCTATCCGGTACTGGTGACAATTGGAACTCTTGCGCTAATACGGTGTATTGATGCGGTAGACCAGATTGGGTAGTACGAGAATTACGGAATAAGTTACTAGGTGACTGGTACTCTAATGTTGCTGCTGGATTTGTTGCTACGTGCAGGTCACGCATTTGTAAGAAGTCTGATGGTAGCTCTACTGTAGAGTCACCGGCTACTGCTGTAGTGGTTACAACCTTTAGCATTTGACGTATACGCAACTCCCTGCGTAATCGTGTTTCGGCAAGCCTAATGAAATCAGGAATCATTGCCGTTAAATCGCTACGTGCTAGGTAACTGGCAATCGTAGTCTGTAAGTCTGCGTAGTTTGTCAATGCCATTAGATGCGCCCTGCCCTTGTGCGAAATGCCCTATTATCAGGATTGTTTAACCATTCGTTAAATCGTTTCTTATCTATTACTGCAAAGCCTCTAGTGATGCCTTGCTTTTCTAATTCTGAGAACACGGTAAGCGGTATAGATGCGACTTTATTGCTCAATGCATCATTGCCCCATGTCTTACGTTCGTCTTGAGCAGCGTACTCACGCTTATTTCTCTCAAGTATGCCGGTAATGTCTTGGCTCTTAGCTATAACTAATTGGTCACCGTTATCAATAAACGATGTATTGGTAATGCCGTTGGATATTGTATTACTCATAAGACCTCGTAATGGGGGAGAGTTGCCCCTCCCCACATATCTAACTAACTATTAGGTTAAGTCAGCGATGATGCCGTGTGCTGCTTGGTTTTTCACTTCTAATGTGTACTCAACTAGCAACTGAGTTAAATCAGCATCGCCAGTTTTTGCAAGCTCATTAGTTTGGAATGGGCGCAAGTAAGATACAGCAGCCATTTCAGGATCTAATAAGAATGCTACGTCATCATTGTCTGTGTTAGGAATGAAACGGTTAGGCACGATAGAGATAGTACCAAAGTCAGAAACATAAACGTCTGCTGCACCGATGATAGCTGCTTGAACATTGTTAGGTACATCTTTAAAGCGAGTAGCGATACCGGCAAATGTAGATGCAACTACTTTTTGTGCTGGAGTTACCATCAAGATTGAAGCTGAACCACCGTTAGTGTAAGTAGATTGAATCACGTTGTTTAAGATAGTTGCTGTGAAAGCACGGTCTGTACCAGTTACACGAGCAGTAGTACCCAAAGAACCAGCAGTACCAGAAGTACCACCAGAGTAGTTTGAGTTCAACCATGTTTGTAGACCACCTAAAACACGAGCAGTAGAAGAGTCACCAGCAGAAGCAACTTGGTTGCTTAATAGGATAGCTTCCATGTCACGTTTGATTTCGGCAGAAGCCTTAGCCAATTGGTATGCTTTCTCTGATTTACGACCAGCTTTGTTTACAGTTTCCAAAGTACCAGAAATTTTGATGGTTTTTTGTGAAATTTGTGTACGGTTACCAACACGAGTAGTAGGTGACAATGTTGCATCAGATGCAGTTGCGCCCTCAACTACAGCGTTAGAAGTGTTAACAGCAGCCAAGCTGTCAGTTTGCCATTCGTGGTATACAGCAGTAGCTGCAGTTTTACCAACAGATGTCATAAATGGTGTATCTGTAGGTGAGATGTTGTAAATAACATCAGCCAAGTCTTCACGTTGACCGATGCTGGTATAGGTTTGATATGTTGCCATGATAATTCCTTAAATAAAGTTTTCAAAGACAGATGCAGCGTCACGCACCTTGCCTGATTTTTGTAATTGAGCCATAGTCTTTTTAGCTTGGTCAGTATTTACAGATGTATTACTGTTACCAGACTTAATCGTCTTAGGCGGTTCACTAACCCTCTTGTTTAGTTGAGGCTTAGACTGTTGTAATTTGTCGTACTGCATTGCTTTATACAATGCCATAACGTGCCGAGCATCTCTTACTGCCGATAGCTCTTGATCCGAGAATCCTAAGTTCTTTGCAAACTTACGCAAATCTGACCTTAGTGCCTCACCTTTTACTGGATCGCTGTATTCCGGTAGTGTTTCAGACAATTTAGCAGCCTGTTCGGACAAGTATTGTTGCATTCCTTGCTGTTGCTCCGCTTGTTGCATCTCTGCAATGCGTTGTCTTTCAGCTTGTACTGCATATAACTTCTCTTTATTCTGCGACATCTCTGCCACTCGTACAGCGTAACCGATAGGGTCAGATTCTTTTAAAGACTCTAAATCCTCTACTGGTTGTTGAGCATTCAGTAACTGCTCCATTGCTTGCAACCGTTCTGCATAAGCATCACGCATATATTTGGCTTCTTCAATAGCTTGTTGTTCAGCCTCTATTGCTTTTCGTTGCTCTGCTACTTGTTGCGTTTTTTTGGTATAGTCTGCACCTTGTTGAGCTAGTGACTTTAGTTCAGTTAAGGTTAGTTCTTTCTCTTCGCCACCGACTTTAACTTGAAACCGTTGTTCGTCTTGGTCTGAGTTAGACTCCTCTGAGCTATAATCGCCTTGCTCTTCTTGTTGCTCTTCTACCTGCTCATTCTCTTGTTCTGGTTGCTCTTCCACTTGCCCTTCTTCGGGTGCTTCCGATGCATCCATTAAACCTAAGAATGCGTTTTGTGCTTCATTGATAGTGCCAGTACTCTGTGTGTCACTCCCGTTAGGGTTGGTGTCGGTAGTCATTTAAATCTCCATATGCTAGTGCGCCTAGCCACGTTTTATAGATACTATAAAATCTTCCAGCGACTTGCGTTAATCTTGCGGTCATCTGCCATGCCAACTATGTGAGCCATTACTTCACGAATAGCTGTTAGCTTTGTGTAAGCATCTTGTCGCTCATCGTAATCGTAAAGTGGTGAGTTTGCCCACCGTTGCATCTGTAATTCTTCCAGATCTTTAAACACTCCCAAGAAGTTTTGATCTTGGAGCATATTGTTCGCCCACTCGGATTTAGTCATTTAAGCCCTATATTTTGTGTATTAAACACCGTAATCTTCCATATCTTGTGGTTCAGCCTTTATACCACCTTTTACCATTTCATTCAAGCTAGTAATGGCTGACATAATAGCGTTAAGCTGTTCTGTCTGTAACTTACCATCAGATGCTTGCATTTTAATCTCTAGCTCCATCTGTTTTAGTTGAAGTTCGGCTTCTTTGATACGGAAATCAGCTTCCATCTGCATTTGTTTCTGTTGCATCTCTAGTTCTTTACGAGCGTTATCTACTTGCATTTGCTCACGATCTAGCTGTAGCTTGGCTTGGTTAGTCTGTGCAGATAGTTGAGCCTTTTGTTCTTCTACTTTGGCATACAATTGTGCTGCCTCTGAGTTTGGATCAGTAGGTGCTTGGCTTGCTGCTTGCATTATTTGCTGTTCAACCTCTGGTGTAATGTCATTAATGAATGAAGTTGTGTCTTTAAAACCAGCCATCTCAATCATGCGACCAAGAGTGCTACGGTATTGCGTTACAGTCACCAACGGGTTGTTAGCACCGTACTTGCCGATGATCTCTTCTTGTTTAGCCATAATCATTTGCAACATAGCAATCTGCTCTTGGCGGTTACCATTGCCCAAGCCTACGTTGATTGATACATCGTATAGGTTAGACCATTCACGTGGGTCATAAGATACCCATTTGCCACGCATACGGATTGTTTTGGCTTGGTTTTGGTATTTGCATAGTAGGTGCAATATGCCACGGAATAATGATTTAACACCTGTTTCAGCAAAGATACGAGCCATTAGCTCTAGCTTACCTGCT